GTACAACGTTTTGACCTCGTTTGGACTAGATCACAACCTAGGAGTTTATAATAACGGAGTAGACGCTATTGGCCGGGCCCTTACAGAACGCTATTTTTTCTGTAAAGATAAGAACGGGAGTGGGTTTAGAAATATAATACCCCCTGTCAATGGTGCATTTAACAAACCATATTTTCAAGAGTTTCGCGCGAAAGTTAATGATTTCATGCCTCAGCTCCCTAAATTGAGTTATCAGCAAGTCGTTGATCGCTACACAGGCAGCAAGAAGAGGGTGTACACCGATGCTATGCATTCGTTGTATCGTGAACCAGTTTCTGAGAGTGATTCGCATTTGAACATGTTTGTTAAATTTGAGAAGCAAGATTTGAGCAAGGCGCCCCGTGGCATTAATCCACGTGATCCAAGGTTTAACCTAGAGCTGGGGCGCTACCTAAAGCATGCAGAAAAGCCCTTTTTCAAAGCGATTAATCATGCATTTGATAGTGTTACTGACCACACTGTCATTAAGGGGTTGAATGCAGAGCAGTCAGCAAGTGTGTTACGGGGGAAGTGGGACAGATTCACGGATCCTGTGGCGGTAGGTCTTGATGCCGAAAAGTTCGATGCGCACGTTAGTGCAGATGCATTGAGGTTCGAGCACTCTTTCTATATTGATTTGTATCCTGGAGCAAAGAAATTGGTAGAGTTATTGAAATGGCAAATTCATAACAAGGGCACAGCTTATGCTAATGATGGCAAAGTCAAGTTCAGTATTACAGGAACCCGTTCATCGGGGGATCTTAACACTAGTCTTGGTAATTGTTTGATTATGTGTGGCTGCATATATGCCTATGCAAAAGAACGAGGTGTAACAATTGAACTCGCTAACAATGGTGATGATTGTGTCGTATTCATGGAGCGGCGCGATTTAACCGCTTTCCTACGTAGTTTGGAGCCGTGGTTCCTTCAACGTGGGTTTAGTATGGTAGCAGAGACACCCGTGGATATTTTTGAGCAAGTGGAATTTTGTCAAACAAGACCAGTGGAGGTTAATGGTGTATGGCGAATGATTAGAAATCACAATGCGG